ACAAGTGCAGTTAGTAGTGTAGATTTTGAAACATTAAGCACAGACTTTAATCACTTTTGCGTACACATAGCAGAACCCATACCTTCAACTAACAATGAGGGATTAGTAATGCAATTTAAATTAAATGGTTCATATCAAACAGGCACAGATGGTTATAAAACTTCAAGACAAAGAATATATCAAAGTGGTAGTTCTTCATGGACTGATAGTGCTAATGGTTTTAGTCAAACTTATGGTGGTATGCACTTAGGACAACATAGTGCAGGTAATACTTATGTTGATGCAGGTGCTCACATGATTGTTTGGTTTCACAATGTCCACAGTTCACTAAGTCATAGTCATATGTCTGTATCTTGGGGCTCAACTGATAGTCAATATTCTTCTGCAAGTCAACAATCTGCTACCTATATTGGTTCTAGTGATGAAAACCCTTTACAAGGCATAAGATTTAAATATGGCTCAGGAAATATAGCTGAGGGTAGATTTTCAATATATGGATTAAAAACATGAAGAAGTATGTAGATGGTGTTTTAATGGATATGACCGAAGAGGACATAATTCAATATAATGAGGCACAAAAATTAGCACCAACAGAATTAGAAATTTTAATGATGCGACTTAGAGTTCAAAGGAACAGTTTATTAGCAGAAACAGATTGGTGGGGTGCTTCTGATAACACTATGACAGATGCACAGAAAAAATATAGACAAGATTTAAGAGATTTAACAAACGGATTAGATACTGTAGAAAAAGTAAATGCAGTAACTTTTCCAACTAAACCATAGGAGGAGTAGCAATGTGTGAATGTTGTGGCGGTGGTTGTGGAGGATGTTAATTTAAGTGTTTAAGTATATCTTAATACTTTTATTATTATCACCATTGGTTTGGGGTGAGACGAATACTGTGTCTAGCACGGTTGTAACAAACTCAACCCCACCTACCGCAAATGCACCAGTTCTGCCCAATTCTAACAATGATATTTGTAAAGTTGGTATCGGGGGAGCAGTTCAAAATAATGTCTTAGGTATTGCTACAGGCGTTCTCGTAGACGATGAGCTGTGTCAGTTACTCAAGCTATCTCGCAGTCAGTACGCTTTTGGCATGAAAGTGAGTGCGGTGGCTATCTTGTGTCAAGACCCTCGTGTTTGGGACAGCATGACAGACGCAGGGACTCCGTGTCCAGTTAGAGGTTTAATTGGAGCTGAAGCAGCATCCTACTGGGAAAACAATCCTCATGAAATTCCTGAGGGTAGTAGATATAAAACAGGATATGTTGAAGCGAATAAACCAAAACCAAAGGAGTTTGATGATGCTCAAAATCTTGCTGTATTTAAAACTTTTTTCCTTATTACTACTGGTCTCCTTTTATTCTAAGGCTGAGTGCCTTCCTGATGTAGAGGGACTTTGTACTCCCGGAGTAACAATTACAGAGGATGTACAAGTAGAAGTTACTGAAGAAGATTTAGGAACAGAAATAGTAACTACTACAACTACTACGACTACTACGACTACACAAACTGTCACAAACGAAGACTCAGGTGATATTCTTGATGGTGACAATGATTATGTTGTAACGAATAAAGAAGGCGACATGGATATTGACTGGGGTGGACAAGGTCCTGCCTCTATGCCAAGTGGTAATAACTGTTATGGTTTAGGCTCTGATAAGTGTGCTATGATAACAGGTAGTGGTAATTCTACCTCAACAATGGGTGTCTCAGGTATGGGTACTACTTTTATACAAACTGTAGATATATCTGATTTAAATATACAAAGAGGTGGGGAAGTTAGATATACAATAGAGGTAGATAAACAAGATGCTCAAGATAGAATATATATGCACATTACAGGACGTGACGGTTCTAACACAGTCTTTTCAGGGACTGATATCTTGTCTGAAAGTGGCATTGCATCCGGTTATCAATCATACGATGGCTCTTTCGATTTCAGTGGTGTTTTAAATAGAATAACCATAGAAGTTGGTGGAAGAGATATAAATCTTGCAGTAGGTCCTGTTTTTGATGATGTTACTGTAAATGTTTTTTATAATGTAATATCTACAATTATAGAACAACAAATAACAAGTGTAGAACAAATTTATTATTTAAATATATTTGACCCAATAGAAATAGAATTTGTTGAAGAAGTATTTGAATACAACGATGTTTCTATAGATAGTGGTGATATAAATTTTACACCTGTAGAAACAGAAGTAGAAGAAGTTAATTTTGAAACTGTAGAATTAGAAATACAAGAATTAGAAATAAATTTTGAAATAGATTTACCTGAGCCTGAAGTAGAAGTAGCATCTATAGAAGCAGAGATGGAAATGGAACTAGAAATAGAAATGGAAGTAGCAGATGAGCAAATCGAAGAAACAACCGAACCCGATAGCGAAACTACTGAGGAGTCCATTGTGGAAGTTGAAGATAGTTCCAAGCAAGAAGATATACAACAGGAAGAAACTGAAGAACCCAAACAACCTGTAAAAGAACAATCAGCAAAAGAAAAAGCTGCAACACAGATTGTAAAAAAGATTGACGATAAAGCTAGGTATGATGAATCAAATCAAATGAAAACTTTGATAGTTATGCAGGTTCTAGGTAACACAAAAACATTTTTTGATACTCAAGCAACAATACAAGATGTAGATGTTAATGAGTATTTAAATAAAACACTAGAAGATAATTATGGAGTATTATTTGATATGGCACAAGCACAAACAATGGAGGATATGATAGATGCCCAGTATTGAGTATTCGGGGATGAAGGTAACTGGGGGCAAGGTCTTTGCTATCTTTACATTGCTAGGTGCTTTAGGTGGTGCTGCTTGGACAGGTTTTACTTTTTATCAGGATTACTTAGATATGAAAGAAAAGATAACTTTGTATACTGAACCGGACCTATCTCAATATGATGAAGGCATGGCTGTGTTAAAATCAGAGATAGATATGATACTTCAAGAGATAACCATAATCAGTGATGTGGCTCGTGATATGCGTTCAGATATGAAGGCTGATTTACGTCAAATGAATGGGGACATACGACACATAACTGAGATTGTAAATGATGTGGAAGACAGACAAAAAGAAGATGCTAGAGAACTTATGGATGAAATGAAGTTACTAGAAGAAAGTCTTGACTTGAAGATTAATAAAGCTTTAAATAACCCATTAAACAATATGTCAGCTAAAAATTAAATAGGAGCAAATATGTCATTAAAAAAACTAGAAGAACAAGTAGCAGAACTTAGAAAAGAAAATAAATTTTTAAGAAAAGAAAATAAAGAAGTTACAACACACAATAAATTTTTATTAGATAGATTAGAAATATGGGCAGAAAGAAATTTTCAAGAAAGACAAAAACGATTAAACATAACTGTAGATGAAGTAGTAGCTATGAATAAAGATAAAGCAGATTATAAAAAAGATAAAGAATTAGCTATAACATGGGAAGAACAAAGCAAACGTGCTTCTCAAATGGATACTTACAAAGCAAATAACAGATGAAAATAGACCTTAAAGTAATACTTCCTTACATAGTTATAATAGCGAGTTTAGCTATGACATGGGGTATGTGGTCTGAAAGATTAGAAGCTGTAGAAAAAAAAGCTGATGCAGTTGCACAAATGCAACAAGACATAGCTATTATAAAAGAAAAAATTATGTGGATGGAATCATATTTGATAGGAGATAATTAATGGCTATTGAATTAGGATATGGACCGGGTAGTCAACCCTACACTACTGTTATGCCTCAAGATGGTAATCAGTATATGTATGATAAAGATGGTGTAAGATATCAAGTCCCTATAGGATTTAAAGGTGGTAATATAGGAGGTCAAGAGTTTACTATTAAACAAACTCCTGCCATGACACCTCAATCAAGTCCTACAGCACCCACAACAAGAGAACAACAAGTAGGTGCTATTCAACAAGCAATCCCCTCTACACAAACTAGCACATCTGCTTTAACACAGGCTACCACTGCAGCACAAATGGTGCAACCTACTTTACCAAGTGGGACAGCAATATCGCCTGAGTTACAACAAGTAAGAGCAGGTGAAATACAAACAACACCCGGACTAACTACACCTAGTCCTGTTGCTCAAGCTATTACACCGACTGCTCCAACAATAACACCTACAACTGTCCCTACAACAGCTCAGGTTGAACCATCTGATTTTACTAAAACATATCAAAATTATGTAGCTCAAGCAGGTACACCTGCAGACCAAATGGCTGCTGCACAAGGTAGTGTTACTAAACCTGCAATAGCTTCTACTATGAACGTAGCTGATATACCAAAAGAAGCTACAGTCATGGGTCAATTAGAAAATATTTCTAATGAAGTAACTGCTGCTCAACAAGCAGGACAACCATTACCTGCATTTGCAAGTGCTGCTCAAAGAGTTGCAGATGCTGCTATGGCAAAAAGAGGATTAAGTTCTTCTAGTATTGCTGCAGAGGCTATAGCTAGAGGAGTGTTAGATGCTTCTATACCTATAGCACAACAAGACGCTCAAACATATTCTCAAATAGTATTTCAAAATTTAAATAATAGACAACAAGCTGCTATCTTAAATGCACAGCAGTATTTCCAAATGGATATGTCTAATTTAAATAATACTCAACAAGCTAATTTACAAAACGTACAACTAAGACAACAAAAACTTTTATCTGACCAATCAGCTATCAATGCTGCAAGACAATTTAATGCAGAAAGTCAATCTCAAACAGACCAGTTCTTTGATAATCTACAAGCACAAATAAAACAAAACAATTCTACAATGATGAACTCTATGAGTCAGTTTAATGCTACAGAGAAAAATAAATTAGAAGCAGAAAATGCTAAAAACAAAATAGCAGTAGACCAAGCTAACTCAGCTCTACAGGCACAGCTATCACAATTTAACGCTCAGTTAAGTGACCAAAGAGATAGATTTAATGTAGAAAATCAACGTGTTATAGACCAATCAAATGTAACGTGGAGAAGAAATATCAACACAGCAAATACAGCATCTATAAATGCTGCTAATCAAACCAACGCTGCTAATCTATTAGGTGTCTCTAATTTTGCAATGTCAGCTTTATGGCAACAATGGAGAGATGAAGCATCGTGGGCTAACAGCTCTGCTGAAAATGCTAAAAACAGACAGCACAACTTAGCAGTAGCTGCACTACAAAGACAAACAGCTTTTGATATAGCTGATGAAAATCAAAAAACAAAATTATATGAGTTAATGGGAGAGTTTGCGGTAGAGCTAATAAATAGATTATAGGAGGAATTATGTTAGATTTTATGGGAGATTTGGGTAAGATTTATAAAGTCTTAAAAACAGGAGCAGATATATATAGTACAGTAAAAAGTAAAAAAGATGATAGAGAACCTACACCTTTAATAGAAGAACCATCCTTGGGTGGTATGTTTGAATTATCTAGCGATGGTATGACTGAAGCAAAAGGACCTGCAGCACCTGATGTCACTAACTATGAAGAAGTTTTAAGTGCTTGGTTACAAAGAATAAATAAATTTGCAATGAGGTCATAGTATGAAATACAATCCTTTTGATGCACCTGTACCCGGACAATCTTTAACAGATACACCTCAAAACTATCCTTGGGAGCATAGTCCTAAACATACTAATATAAACGAAGCAGCAGAAACTATGTTTAGAGCATTGACAGATGAAGATGCTGCTATGAATTTACTAGCAATGTTAAAGACAGGAGTTCCTGTAGAAGCTATTACAAGAACATTAATATTTACAGGTTTTGTAGAAGGTAAGTTTAATCCTGACTTAGGTATTTTACTTGCACCTATTGCTATGAATATGATTATTGCAATAGCTAAAAGAGCAGGTCTTAAAGAAATAGTTATAACTATGAATGATGATTCCCCAACAAAAGTAGCAGAAGAATTTTTAGTGCGTAAAAAGTTTGATAAAATTGTTGCAAACATGAAAGCAGAAAAGCAAGAAAAGAAAACTATAACAAAAAAAGAAAGTCAACCTAAAGTTGCAAGTCTAATGGATAAAGAAATTGAGGGAGAAGAATAATGTCATTTGGTGTTAATTTTATAACAGGAGCGTTACAAAGACAATTAGATAATTGGAGTGCAGAAGATGCAGCTATAGGTGCTAAAATAGAAAAAATAGGTGAAAAACTTGTAGAAGTTGATGACAACGCTACAGATAAAATAAATAAATTACAAACTGTTGCAGGATTATTACAATCAAAATATGGAGTAGATGGTATTTATCAATTAAGTTATGCAGTTGATAAAAATGCTATAGATTTTAGTAAAGATGCTAATTTTATTGCTGACCAATTTGAAGAATTTGACATACCTGATTCGTATATTGAAAATATAGCTAATCCTTATCAGTATTTAGGACAAGCTACACAAAATATGTACGAAGCTGATACTAATGCCTATAATCAATTATACGCTAATTTAAATGCAGGTAATAAAACTATTGATATGTTAGTGCCTAAAAGAGATTTTACTAAGTCATATGACTTTTTAAATCAAACACCTAGTTTAGATGCAGACCCACCTGTAAGTCAATTCCCCGGAAAAGATAAATCTGATTTCCAAAATACAGCCTATCAAAAATTAGCTTATTTAACTCAATTTAATATACCTCTTAGTGAAGCAGGTAATGTAGAAAAGTTAGGTGAATATGCTTTAAATGCTATGGAAATGAATTTAATTAAAGGTGATACTGCTCAAGCTGATAGTGCAGAAGATATATTACAAGGTATATTAATAAATGCAGCAACAGATGATGCTAGTATTGAATTTTTATTAAATAGACCTAGAGAAGAAATTTTAGAAAGAATAGAAAATCTTTTTGGTATAACAGGACCTGACACTACAGCAACATCAAAAATTACAGAAAGTGATATAGAATTATCACAACGAGATTCAACAGTTGGTAGTCTTATTAAGAGTGGTTACAATGTTATAGCAAACGAAAATGCTTTAAGTAATTATCAACAAGGATTACCAAGAGTTAATTTAAATTTTGATACTATGAGTAATAATGAAGTAAGTTCAATACTATCTTCAGTAGAACAAGGAACAATAATACAATTTATATCTAACGGACAAACCTACTTTGTAGAGTTTTAAAATATGGCAGATTTACAACTGTTAATCAACAAGCTTAATCAAGCTGATGAAGACTCTGTTATTCAACAAAATGAGTCTATCCCCAACAATAACGTAGACATATTACTAAATAAGTTAAATAGTAAAAATAAGGACGTAGAAGTCCTAGATGAAAATTTAATTAAAGGTAACACTTACTATAATGAAAATGAAGGACAAATTATAGCAACACCTCACGATGGTTTTGATGGTTTTACTGATATAAAAGATATAGAAAATGAAGCTGATTTATACGCTGATGGTTTTAATTCAGAAAGAGTAAAGAGAGAACCCGGAACTTTTATGGATGGTATAAAAAGTGCAGGTAATGATTTACTATATGGTTATTTAAATAGTGCATCTTCTTTTTACAACACTCTTGCAAACATTCCGGGAGGATTTAGAAAATTAAGTGAGTTTGCAAATAGTAAATTTGGTAATAGTATTGAAAGTGTCTATCAAGAAGACCCCGAAAAAGGATTAACTTATGCTTTTGAAGTAGCTGAAGATTATTTAAGAGGTCTATCCATACAACTTAATCCTCATTCTGATAATCCATATTTTAATAAGAATATGACTTTTAATATGAAGCCAACTACTCCTGATACTTTTTTAGGAAAATTATATTCTGCATTTGGAGCAGCACCAGTTACTGTAGGTGAATATATACCTGCTACTAGATTACTTAAATCTATGCCCCTAGGTTTTGGCACTACTGACGCTTTGAGAGCAGCAGACCAAGGTGTAGAAGAAGCAGGTGTTGCAGGTTTAAAAGGATTATTTTTAGGTAAAGTAATGAAACAACTTGAACCTTTTAATATAAAAACAAGAGTTGCAGCCATGAGTGCTTTAGGTTTTGGAGCAAGTGATGGTAACTTAGAAGATAAATTAGTTGGTGCTATAACATTTGGAACTTTAAGTGCAATGGGTAGAATAGACGGTAAAACTATTGGTGAAGCAAGAGCAGATTTAAATTCTTATTTAAGTGGTAGAGATTATAGACATAATAAATTAATAAGAGAACTAGAAGTAGAAGGTAATAGACAAATAAATGTAATTGAAGGTAAAACAAAAGAATTAACAGAATTAAATGAACAAATAGTAACAGCTAAAGATGCTATAAATAAAGGTGAAAAAAGTGTAAGTAAAAGAGAATTAAACTCTATGGAAAAAAGATTTAATAAATTAGAGGGCGATATATATACTTTACGAGATAATTATAATAAGACAAACGCACACATAGAAATGTCTAAAAATTATTTAGATTTACGTTCCACAGAAATAGTAGTAAATAATTTACTTAGACCAGTAAAAGTAACTAAAAATAAAAAGACTAAAAAGAAAGAATATGAATATGAACCAACAGAAAAAGATATTGAAGTAAAAGGATTTAAAGGTTTATTAAACGAATTTATATTTCAAACAGCACCTGCTAGATTTGTATCAAAAGCATTTCCTAATTCTTTATTTAAAAAAGGCATAGATTTAGTAACACAAAATAGAATATCAGCGGAAAATACTATAGATGCATTATTACGTAATCCTACGTTTAATAAAGCAGACCCTTATTTTATAAATATAATTAAAGGTTTGACACCTAAATCAGGTAAACAAATATCATTACTACCTGCTAGTCAATATGCTAAAACAGGTAAAGACCCAAATTCAATAGAAGCAATACTAGAAACTAATTCTAAATATTTAAATAGTGTCGTTGAAAAATTACCTGCTATAGAAAAGTTTGCAACAAAAAATAAAAAAAATAAACAATTATTTAAAAAATCTGAAGGTGATGTAACTGTTAATGCATTAAAAAAAGAATTTAAATTTAATGATAATCAAGTTTTAGTTTATAAAACATTAAGAAAAGGATTAAGAGATACTTTAAATTTTTATAATGAAATGGGTATAAAGTATGGCGGCTCTCAGTTTAAACCAATAAAAGAATTACCTTCATATTTTCCACATATATGGATGGCTGATTTTAGAATATTTGTTAGAAAAAAATCAAATAATGAATTAGTGGCAGTTTTACCTGCCAATACTAAAGTTACAGCTAAATTATTACAAAAGAAATTAGAAAGTAAACTAGATGGAGTAAAAACACAAGTAGATGCAGCACAAAGAACAGGTGATATGCAAGTTAATGTTTTTGCAGAAACAATGAATTTTTTACGTAATAATAAAAAATTAGCTAAAGAAGTTAGAGATGCATTTGAAGCTAATTATATAAAGACAGGTTTTAATATCCATAGTATGCCACGTAAACAAAAATTTGTAGATGGATATCTAGGTGGCAGTACTAAAATATATAAAGATTTAGGTATTCCTGAAGGGATAGCAAGAATGAAAAATACATCTGATTTTGTAAAAGGCTATATAGCTTATATACAAGGTGCAATTAGAGCAGGACATCAGATAAAACTAAGAAGGGAATTAAAAACATTAACAATGGACCCTCAGTTAAGTAAGCATTATCAAAACACTATTAATTTTTTAAATAGATATTACAGTGCTGTTTTTAGTGGTGACTTCACATCTTTAAGAAAAAGTGAAGCAAAAAGTCATCCTGTTGACATGGCACTAGAAAATGTTTTTGGTAAATTTTTAGGTGCTAATGGATTAGATAAATTTGTTAATAATATTAACTCTTTTACACTAACAACTAGATTGTTAATGTTTAACATGAGGTTTGCACAATCACAGATTATTCAACCTTATCAAATGATATTACCACAACTTTCAAGATTTCAAGCAATAGGTGAAGGTGGTAGTGTCATGACATCATTTTTTAAATCACAAAAAGATTTAATCAACCCATCAAAAGAAGCAAAAGAAGTAATACAAACAGCAGTTAAAAACAGAGCAATAAGTGCTGCTTTTATAGATGAATTTAAGTCAGCTATACGAGGTAAAACTTTTTCAGGTATGCAAAAATTTTTAGATGCTGCAACGGGTAAAGGTTTTTCTGCTAGACTAGAACAATTCTCACGTATGAACGCAACTTTAATGTTTTATCATTCTCTTAGAGAAGGTGGTATGAACCATAAAAATGCTAGAGATAGAGCATGGCAACTAGCAGATACATATATGGTTGAGTACAACGCTACTCAAAGACCCATGTTATATGGTTCTTCAGGATTTTTAGGAAGAACAGCAGGTAAAACTTTTGGATTATTTAAAACATTCCAACACAACTATTTAGCACAAATGGTAGAACACGTAAGGACAACACAACAAACAGGAGATTTTGCACCTACAGCTTCTTTTGTTACCAGTATGGTATTTACTGCAGGACTTTACGGAACTATAGGTGTAGAAGTAGCTGATTTTTTACTTAGTCAATTAGATAAAACAGCAGGTGCTTTAATGAGAAAAACAGGATTAATGGCAAGAGACCAAAAAATACCAACATTTTCAGAGTGGTTATATGGTAATAATTTACATCCGTTTTTACTGTTTGGAGGACCTTCTTATGTAACAGGACAAGATTTAACTGCTACTCTTTCAGCTCCGGCAGCAATAGGTTTAGATGCTATTTTTACTTTACCACCGGGTATACAACTATTTTTAAATGTAGGAACTGCAACTAAAAATTATTTATATAAATCTTTAGAAGGTATTGATAGCTCTGCAGATAGATTATTATTTTATAATTCTTTTGCTCCAAACATATTTAAACCTTTTCTTGAAGCATATTTCAACGCTGAATTAGAGGGTGAAAGTATAGTTGAATATTTAGTAGATTCTCAAACTGGGGAAAATAGAGTTGTTATTGTCGGGGCAGGTGACAAAGTAAGGTCTAAAATAAATCGTGATTTAAATGATTGGTATGCAAGATTATTTTCTTCTTATTCATTAAAAGAAGCTTATATAAACAAAGTAACATGGCACTTAACTAAAATTAAAAATAAAAAACAAATTAAAGAAGACGACTTTACAGAGTTTGCAGCAATAGCGTATTTAAAAACAAGAGAATTGCCTAGATTATATGTCGATTACATGGTGGGTCAAGGGTACAATGGAGATAGAATATATAGAAAAATTTATAATAAAATAAAAGATTTATCAAAAGATATAATATCAAAAAATTTAAAAGGAGAAGTAACAAGAGATAAGATGTTGTTAGGTGACATAATTGCTAATGAAGCTTTTGATTTACGTTAGTGATTAATTATTTATTAATTTTATTTGTACTGTTTGGAGGAGAGGAAGAGCCAAGAGTTTTTCGTTATCAGTATGTAGAATTTACTAATGAAGTATCTTGTTTAGACTACAAAGAAAAGCAAAGGGAATATTTAGAAGACACATTACGACTACAGTTTAATAAAAAACAAATACTATATAGTGAAACGGTTTGTTGGACTGTTGAAGAATGGATAAACTATGTTGAGAGTTTACAAAAAGTAGAAGCAAACTATAAGGAGGAATTATAAATGTTTAACATGGTGTTAGGACCTATTGCCAGTATTATAGGAGATACGGTCAAGGGTTTCGTAGAGACAAAAAAAGCAAAAGCTGATTTAGCGTTAACAGAAATTAAGGCACAGAAGTCGCTCAAGGAGCAACAGATTGCAGGTAAAGTTGCGTGGGAAGCATCAGCAGTAGACCAAATGAAAGGGTCGTGGAAAGACGAGCTAATTTTACTATGCCTTTTAATACCTGCGGTGGCAGTCTTTATACCCGGATGGACACCTCATATCAAAGAGGGTTTTGAAGCATTACACTCACTCCCTGATTACTACAAGCATCTCTTATATATAGCGTGTTGTGCATCATTCGGAATACGTGGAGCTAAAGGTGCTATGGGATTGATAACAAAAAAATAGGAGGATAAATGTCAGATATAATTAAAGATGCATTAAAAGAAAGAATAAAACAGCACGAAGGTTATAGGCTAGATACCTATATAGATACTCTTGGATTTAAAACAGGAGGCTATGGGCATAAAATGTTACCCGGTGAAGAACCACCTAAAAATAAAGAGGGGTGGGATATAATATTTGAACAAGACTTTGAGAAAGCATGGAACTTAATGGAAAAGTTATGCGTAGAAAATGATTTAGATATACCTGCAAAAGCCAAAGGTATCCTATGTGAAATGATTTTTCAAATGGGTTTTGCCGGTGTATCTAAATTTAAAAATATGATTAAGTATTTAAAAGAGAATAATTTTCCTGACGCAGCAAATGAGATGCTTTCGAGTCGGTGGTATAGACAAACCCCCAACAGGGCAAGAGCATTGAGCATGGAAATGCGAGATGTTTAATTCATATTTATAGTATTTCTAATCCTGTCATATAAGTCCTCATACACAAAAATAGTATCGTAAATAATAGAAGATAATAATACTGAATTTTCATAATCAGGAAATTTTTTTTTAAAAGTTTCTATGAAAAGATTAGGTTTGATATAATCTAAATCTAATTTTATGTCTCCAGTTTTATCTAATCCTACACGAATAGTAGCTAAGTTACTACTTGTTCGTTTTTTTTGAGATGAAGTCTGCATTAACTTTTTCATCGAGTTCCCTCAACTGACCTAGTATTTCTATCATTTTTATAACTTCACCGTATGGTCTAGTAAACAAGTATCTCAATATAAATTGTACTTCTTCACTGTTTATCATGTATGTTTTCATGTTTCCTCCTAATTTTTAACTATATCCCCTTCACCCATTTCTTCTTCGAACTTTATTAAGTAATCCATATACCACTTTGATTTTTTTAAATCTTCAAAACCATTCTTTTCTTTATGTCTAGATAGATACTTCCAAATTTGACCTTTTAAATAACCACGAAACTCATCAGTACTTAACTGAGAACGTATTGCTTCTATGGTTTCTATAGTCTTAGCTTTATAATAACTTGGATTTATCTTATCCATTTTTTATGTTCTCCAACACAAACAATTCTTTTAAAGGAACTAAAATAAATTTAGATTTTTTATGGTCACCACCATAAATACTTTTGTTCTTATACTTTTCAACAAGTTTTTTAACAGTGCTTACTTTAAACACTAAGGTACAGTATTCATCATCACCGTCTGTTAATATATGCATCCAATAATCAGCTTCGGTAACTGATATCCCACTTGGCTTATCATAACATTCTGTTTCAATAGCAATGTTACCAGTCTTTTGCCACCAATCTCTTTCAGATTTTATCTCAAACTTTTTATTAAAAAATCTATCGTGAAGTTTTTTTTCACGCATCTTTCCATATTTTAAATCTAAATCAAACTTTTTTCTTATGTTATTATTATCAGAGTTATTAAAATTATCATCACTCATTAGTTTAATTTCCCATCATCATTTTTAAATTTAAGATAATCTAATATATCAATTATGTTAGTTTCATCACGATTACCTTTACCTTTTAAGACAGGTTCTTGGTACTGAATACTACCCTCTTCTTCTATAGCTTCTAATCCCAAGTCATATACATAACCGGGGTCAGTTAAAGCCATCTTCATCATACCCATAGCCATAATCTCACAAGTCTTTTCATCTTCGGATGGGTTTTTATTTTTTCTAATACTACACATGAAAGAACCTTTTTTGGTAGGGACAGGTGTAACATATATTGTTGGTCCACGTGAAGATAAGTCTTTATTCTTCGACATCTGATTTTTCCTCCTTAGGATTAACTAGTTTAGTATACCAAAACCATCTAGGTGATTTTGCTTTTGATTGTTGTTGAGGTAAATATTTTAACTCATCTCCCCAACAAGGTTTTTTATAAGAACAAAAAGAGCATATACTACTTAGCACCCTATTTCCTGTACTTACTTTATTAAATGTTTCAGGAATATCCTCAAAACATCTTTTAAAAGGTTTGTTATTTACTAAAGCATCAATATTATCTGATGCTGTCTCTAATGCTTTTACTTTATAATCATCAGAGTATGTTGGTGTTTCTACAACTTGCCACTCTCCTGTAGATTTATTTATTACAATCCAACCACCAAAAGGTTTACCCGAAGAATCAGAATATAAAGAACCTTGAACAACATAGCCAAAGCTATCATCTTCTTTTACATTATTAAATCCTTTAGAAAATTTATTATCATAAGCCCAAGGTGATGCACTTTTAATATCATAAATTTTATTTTCAATCTCAACATCATAAGTGCCTTTTATATTTACACCTGATATTTTATTATGAACTTCTTGTTGTTCTGATTGTATTTTTATACCTGCTGCTTTCATAATAGCTATGGCAGATGCCTCTATTAAATCTCCAAATAAAACTCTCATTTTAAAATTGTAAGGTGGTGGTTCTGATGATGTATTTTGTTTTTCCATTTGTAATTGACAAAGAGGTTTGCCAATACTGGACATTCTTATTGTAAAATTTTCTTCACGTTCTTCTGTAAATTGTTTTTTAAATGCTTGTTTACAAGCTTCCCCAAATTCTTCTATAATCTTATCGTCTATGTCAACCCGTTCTTTTCCTGAACGGGCTAACAGTTCTTGTATTTTTATTAATAGTAGATGCACTACTGAGCAAGTTGACTAATAATCTTAGCGTCACTGCCATCCGATTCTGCTTGTGTGTTAGCTTTACCATGTAAAGTACTAACACTTTTGTTTTCTGAATTAATTACAGTTAAAAAACTTTCTAAAGTTTTTTCATCATCTTTAGTAAAGTCTAACTCTTTGTCTTTATTTATTTTATAAGTAGAAACAAAAAATCTAACTGCACCTGCTTTTCTTTTCTCAGTTCCTAATGTTAAAGTATATTTAAACATCGGTTTACCTAAGTTAGTTAAGCCAGTGAAAGCTTCATTAACAATATTATAGTTAGTGCCTGTATTTCTCCAAAGGACTGGAAAGTCTTTTATATCTACATCCTCACCCTTTGCATTTTTACCTTTGAATGACACCGTGCCATAAGTCATCTTATAACATTTAATTTGTTTCTGCAGTTCTAATTCTGCAGGGGTAAGATTAACTTTTTGTGCCTCAGGTAATTTACCACATCGTGTACCACCTGTGCTATCAATGATATCTTCTTTCCAATTTTTAAATATTATCGAACGTGATGAATATTTTTTTTCAGCAGGATTGTAAGCCATATATTGGTATGCAGTATAGAAAGGTCTAAACTCTACTGTCTCACCATAAATGTTTTGTTCTAGTTCAGGATGATAAATAAAGTAATAACCTGTTGGTAATCTATTATTATCATCATCCTCTGCATCCCTATTTATTTGTAATCGGGATAATATTGGTCTATTAGTATCGACCGTTTGACCGATTGCTGCCATAATCTGAGCATCGGACATTTGTTTTACTGATATTTCATTTGCCATCATTAATAATAACTCCTTATTATTTATAGTTGTGGATAAGTTACACTGATATTTCATTCATGTCAAGCCAATCTAAACCTACTTTTACCTCTATGTCTAAAGGTACATTGAAGTCTATATTATACATAGATTTCATAGTATTTTTAACACCTCTCGTAGATTCAGCTAAGATTTTTGCCATGATATCTTCTTCCCCCGGATATATATCTGCCACTATACTGTCATGAACCGTATTAATTAACAGACTTTTAACCTTTTTTTCTAGCATCAATTCATAAGCATTAATACAAGCTAAAGGAACTATATCTGCAGTAGCGAAGCCTTGAACAGGATAATTTTTTATCTGTGTAGAATAGTTAGAACTACCCCAAGGCATACGCTTTGCGTCAGGAAAAGAATATTGTCTACCTGTTGGTAAGGTAATAATTTTTGTTGCTATGGCATCGTATTCTAATTTATCGTGCCATTCTTTTATTTGTTTATATTTAGTTAAAAACTCTGCGTAATATTTTTTTTCATCATCTGTACCACTAACACCACCATACAAAGGTTTAAATGTATGTGCCTTAGCATCTTGTCTAGAACAGCCTATTATATCTGCTGTAAACTGATGTACATCTACACCATTTGCAATGTCTTCCATACCTTTTTTATCTTGTGCTAAAAATACTGCAGTTCTAAATTCTAATTGTGCAAAGTCCACTTCCATAATTTTACCATTCTTAAATCTAGATTTAATAACTTTTCTAATCGGAAAAGTTTTAGCACGTGGTTGATTTTGAAAGTTAGGGTCTCTACTGGATAGTCTACCAGTTGTAGTAGCTGTCTGCATAAATCTAGGATGAAGTATAGAGTCCCAACCAACAAAGTTTTGCATACCCTCTACAAAAGTAGATAAGTAAGTTTCTATCGCACTATACTTTGTTATATTATTTATAAAGTCTACAATACCATTTTTACTATACTTAGATATTGTCATTAAAGTAATTTTATCTGTTTTAAAACCACCATTACAAACTAAGTTAACTAATTTATTAGATGTATCTTTTGAATCTCTAGAAAAGTTTTCTACAATATTTTTTAAATTTATTTTAAATCCTGCTAGTTGTTTTAGCTGATGATATATTAATCCACCACCATCACATTTATCACACTTAGTTAAATTTTTATAAGGTGTGCCATCTACTTTTAGTTTTTGTACTTTGCCTTTGCCCTGACACTCTTTACATTGCTCTGATTTAGTTTTATGTAAAGGCTTTGTATATTTTTTTACATAATTATTAAATTCAGTAACAGACATCTTTGGTCTTCTCTTCTGTCTTTTAGTTTCTTTATTAATACCAATATTAAATACCTCAGCCCATTTCTTTTTATCTATAACTTTTAATCCATATATTAACCAAGATAATTGTTCACCACTACTAGGTTCTATTTTTGTATCACCCATAACATCCCATATTGTATTATCAATATTAACTCTTAACTCTTTATACTCTTTTTCAAAATCACTTTTTACTTTATCTAATGTTTCTTTATCTATGTAGATACCATTCATTTCCATTTTTGTTAAAACAGATGTAAATCTATTCATCATCCTAACAGTAGGGACTAAAGTAGAATTAGCTTTTTTATTAAAGTCAGAAACTTGAGAATGAAATAATTGTCTTGTACATTCTACATCTCTTCTACCATAATATTCTATATCATTAGGTGCTATGTCTTTAAACTTCATGCCCTGACCCCTGTAAGTATCTATTATAGAAGTAGCTTTTTTTATTAAACCTCTTCTAATACAACACTCTGCTAAAGATATTCTAGTTTTTATTCCTCGATATAAAACATACTCGCCTATCATAGTATCATAAATTTTACCCTGATATTTAAATCCACAAGAGTATAACCACGATAAATCAAATTTAATATTATGACCTACTAAGATGTCAGTCTTATCTAAAATGTTTTGTACAATCTTTTTATTTTTTACTAAATCTAAATCAGGTAAGTCAGGATGCCAAAAAAATAAATACTCATCATCTATTCCTAAACTAATTAATTTATTATCAGGATAGTAAGGACTAGGGCTACCTTTAAATCCGTCTTCAGTTGTCTCTACATCAAATACAGTTATCTTTGTCATTCTACATACCTCGATTTGGAAGGCACTAACACAGTATTAACTACACCATGCCAACCATTAATTTTATTTTTTATAATATTTAAATTTCTCATAAAGTTAGGTGTGTCACCATCAGTATGTGCTTTACCTATACCTATAATTAAATCAGCCTCCGCTGCTTTACCTGTTCTACTATTCTCCATCATATCAAATGTTAAAATTGTAGAGCCTTCTGCTTCTGCATTAGCCTGAGACATACCTATTAAAGTTAGATTTCTTCTTTTAGATATTTCTCTAGCACCTAAATATATAGCTCTTAATCTTTCATCATTTCTAGCAAAAGTACCACCAACATTTATTTTATCTAGTTGGTCTACTATTACTATATCAGGTTTGTTATCTTCACAATATTTATCTAATGCATCTAAAGACCAATCAACAGAGTCGTGACAAATAATATTATCTCTAATCTTTTTCCAATCTTCTGTTGCTTCGTTTATATTATCCATAATTTCATTTTTATGCATATCAGTCCAAGCTGATACCATTCTCATCTGTGTTCTAACTGCAGGTTCTTCATTTATAAAACAATGAACCTTTGCACCTTGATGTGCAAACCCTTCATAACCTGCAACAAGACTAACCCAAAAGGCAGTCTTACCAGTCTCAGGTCTAGCAAATATAACCATAAGATTACCTTCTCCCACACCGTCTATCCTGTCACCTAATGTTTTTATATTAAACTTCCATTTAGATGTAACTGAAACTGCTTCTAACATTTCTGTTATATCTTTTGTTACAGGGATTAACTCATCCTCCCCGGTAGTATCATCTTCATCAAACTGCTCAACTAACTTTCTAACTGGCTGCAATGATTTCTTTGTGCCATTCCAAACACCATTAGCTTCTTCTATAAGTTGTCTTGCGTGTTCTTGTATGCGAAAATGTTTTAAAGTATCCTCAGCAATAACAGGATTGTACTCTGTATTATCTTTACTAATGTTATCTAATATAGCTGACATTTTTTGTATGTGTGCTGTAGTAGATGCAGGTTTATAGATGTTAAAATAAACATCTTTTACTTCTTCTATAGTAATCTTTTTTATATTGTCATGCTTTTTATATGTATCACTAATGACATCATATACTTCTGCTAGACCATTAGTAAAATTTTTCTTACTAATTCTTTTTTTGTTATCCTCATAAAATTTTCTATCAAGACAAAATTTTATAATTCTACTTTCAAGTGACGACATTAAATAGCTCCTTTATCTCTGTAGCGTTTAAATATTTTAAATCTTCATCTAAGATTTTTACTTCTGTATCTATAAGATACCTTAATCCTTTTGATAAATCAAATGCCTTCTTGGTTGCGTCTCTATCTAAAGCAACAATTACTTTCTTAAAATTTTTAGATAGATACAAAGCATACTCTTCTTTTAGTTTAGTCCCTAACAATGCAACACCTGTATATATACCACTAACAGCACAAGCACTTGCACAATCTTCTACTACAACAGCAGTGTCACTAGTGCCACAACTAAAAGGTGTCATGTTCTTATTATAGTTTAACCACTTGGGCATCATGATAGGATTAAGACTTCTGCCAACTGCAGCAACAGGTTTATCATCTTTTTTAATAATGAATACAGCACGTATTTTTCTAGGGTCAAAGTAAATAGATACTAGACCTGCAAGATAAGCAGGATAACAATTATTTTTTTTGACGTAGTTCATACAATTTTCGCTAGACTGTATGTTGGTGAAGTAACTTGGTATGCTCCAAGAATTTACTTGCTGTCCGTCCGTTTTGACGGGTGACGATAGTTCCAAAAAATTTGTAACATCTTGAGGAGTTAGAGGTCTTTTTGTATTGCCACCAATGTTGCAAGAAGAGTGAAAGCAAGTCCACCACATATTATTTTCTTCTGTATTAATAACAAACGTTTGTCTATTTAAACAGAATGGGCAGTCCATTCTTTCTTCTGTGTTGGGGGGGATGTTTAGTTTTTTGATGTATTCTAATTGATATTTTTTTGTAATAGTCATGGCTCTTTCTTATAACGTTATAAGCTCACTTTCTCTAGACCAAAAAAAAGGACAGCCATTTCTGACTGTCCTTTGAGCCACAAAGAAAGAAAGCGTATAGTGAATATACCATTTCTTTATATACTTTGTTTCTTTAATTGCAAGACTTTAAGTTCTTTTTTTCTGTTATCGTCATATAAAGGAAATTTGAAATCTGTTTCATATTTTCCTAGATAGTATTTAAGAGAATACCATAGCATTTCGTTGAAGTTTTTTAGATATTTTTCAGTGCCATTCATATTAAGATGCCTCCTTTTTTTTAGAACCTTGTAACCAAGGTTTATCAGATATCCATTCTTCTGTAAAATTATGTATTTGTATTTTATGCCATTCATTAGCGTAATATACAACTAATTCACCAACGTTTTTTGTGTATGATGAAGATGTGCTACGTTCGATATCGTAGTGCTCTTTTTCTAATGCTCGTTCAATTAGATTTCTTAAACCAAGAACTGTTCTTCTCTCAAACTCTGTTCTTTCTTTTTCTTTACTCATGATTACTCCTTTTGTGGTGGGCTGTGGCTTCGTTCGCAACTGATGTATCCACGAATTAAGTCTATTTAACTAGTATTACGATTAGACACCCATTGTGAGGTTTGAAGAAACACCTAAAAAGACTAGGGGACTAATTAGGTGTTTCTCTAAACCTTATAACGTTATAAGGCGAGGTGAAAGTGTGAAACAACCACAAACACACTCCCACCTCTTTTTGCTTTATTAACAACACCTATCCGAAAGGAATAAGGATAAGTA